ACTCTAGGTCACAAGACCAGATTGAGTTGTAGTTCATTTCGTTTTGGTGGAAACCGAAGTATTCATCTTGTTGGTCATATGTCATGTGATTCTCACTTTCTTTTGTCTATACTAATTTTATAGCATATCGATTCGGGCTTGTCAAGTACTAAATCGCAAGTATTAGATTCATTTCATCAACAATCTCTTGGTATTTGGCAATCTTTTTCTCAATTGCATACTTCTTCATTTTTACTGATGAAGTGTTACCGTAAAACTTAGTTAGTAACTTTTCTAACTTTTTGATTTCATTTTCATACTGTTCTATCATTCGATTTACCCTTCGTAAGAAGTAGTTATTTTATTCCAAGCCCAAGTAACAAAGTTACCTAACTCGTCACCCTCTTGGATACCAACGTTAAAAGCACATTCTTTAAACGCAGAAGTAATCTCTAGGTCAGGACACATATCGATTAATTCACAAGCCTGATCATAGGCATTTTGGTAATTAGTATTCATATTAAACTCCTTTTATAGCGGCTTGCGCTACTTCATTAAACTCAGCATTGGCAATCAAAAGATCCAAACGATCTTTGATCTCTATGATTTCGTCATGACACTTATCCATGTCAAATGCCGCATCATTACAAGCACCAGTAAGTGTCTCAATGATTTTGTCGTTATCCCAATCATAATCACCACTCAGGGCATTAGATAGAGCACGTTCAGCATCACGCTTACACTCTTTAAAGTTAGTGGAGCAGACGATCAGGTCATCCATTGTTTCTTTGATGATTTCTAAGTAAGACATTAACGAATCCTTTCTGAGATTACATACTATTAATAGCATGTGATTCGTCTAATGTCAAGTACTATTTTCCGATATATTCATGGGAATAGCATATTCTATTCATATGCTTTTGTAGTCCTTCAGCAAATCCGCCATAGGTACTAGAATTAGTTTTATAGTCAGGTCTGGCAATACCGTTCTTTGATGTGCCTTTCCAAGCATCATTTCTATTACAGTATTCGCCTAGTCTAGGGTGACTTGTTTTGAGAAAGAATCTTTTACCTTCTGCAACGTGCATATCACCTAGGGCATCCATAAGTCTGGCACCAATACCTAGCCCCTGGAACTCTGGAAGTATCACAACTCTATGTGCTCTCCATGCATTCTTAAGACTGCCCGAAGGCATGCTTAGGCTAGAAAGAAATCCGACAAGTCTGCCGTTCCATGTTGCGATCCAACAAGATGCACCTTTGTGGATGTTGTGGTCGAGATAGTGGTGGTCGCTGAAGTGCGTCCAGATGTCTCTGGTACAAGGTAAAATTTCCAGAACGATATCTGGCCTTTGATACCCCCTTGTGGTCAGCTTACCAGTCTGAGTATCAAATACCCAATCTGGTTGCAACCACTCAATAATGTCATAATGACAAGATGAAAATACAATGTTCTTTAAGTTGTGTCTCTTAACATATCGTGAGATAGCATTAGAACAACTCTTGGCAACATCTCTGTCGATAACAGATGTGAACTCATCAACAACAATGTTGCTGTCTAACTGTCGAGCTAACCTAGCTCTAAACTGTTCACCATTAGATAGTACATGATAGGGACGCATCCAAGACGGTACAGAGTTAAATCCAACAGCACCTAGTCTGTCCTGTACGTCATCGATGTCATCGAAATGAGAAGCAATAGATTTGTTATCAAACCAATAAGGTTCATACTCTTCACCAAACTCTTTCAGTAAAGTAGTCTTGCCAGATCCCGAAGGTCCCACAATTAAACCAATACCAAAATCAGATAGAACGGTTTCACGATCTAATGAATTAATCTCATGAGGATGGAACGTAGATGTTCCGTCAAACTCATAGTCGAAGATCTCGCTGATCTCATCTGTGATCTTATCACGTTCTACTGTTACCTTCATTTTCGCTTTCCTCTCATCTTTGGGTTATTAGCCCAATATATCGTGTTGGGTGGTAGGATCCCATGCATAAACCAAGCGTTACCAAAATGTGGTGCACCACCACCTGTGAAGTCTACTCTATTATTGTAGACTAAACATGACATACCATAGTCCATGAACATCTGTCCACGTTTACCACCTTGGAAAGATGCTACAGGTAGGAATAACGCAAATGGTTTCCCTAACGAATAGCAGTGTTCAATGAACTTATCCTTTAGACTATAAGGTGGGTTAGTAATAATCCCATCAAACACGTCATCAGAATTGCATTCAAAAAAGTCTCTTCCCCCACTTCCAACCACATTATAACCGAATTTAACCATTCCGTCAAGTATGTTAGAAGAGATTCCAGAAGTTGCTTCATAGTAAGTCTTATCCTTATCTAAATATTTAAGAAGAGGAATGATCTGATCTGATGGAGTATAACATTCATCACTCTCAGCATTCGTTCCTGTCCTCTTTAGCATATCTAGGCTTGTCAAATGAACCATTCCTTCTAGTTTGGTGTTCCCTATAGGATTCGAACCTATGACCTAGTGCTTAGAAGGCACTTGCTCTATCCAACTGAGCTAAGGAAACTAAATCTGTGGTATGCGAGAAGAGTTCTCAACGTCAGATATTGTAGTACGTTTAATATCCTTTGGTATAACTCCGCTCTATCTCGCTAACGGCAAACTCGTGCCGAGATACTTCCATCGAGCCTTTTGTTGTGACTGCAACATCACTTCTCATCATATGGGATTTGCTAACCCATATTATCTGGTGCTACCCAGAACGTCCTAGTCGTGTTCTCCACCTTCACCACGCAGTGTATAAAAGATCTGCGGTTTACGTTTAGCGGCTTCGAACACCGATACTGTTATAAAGATCCCACACAATAGCAATGCGTGAAACAGAATATTGATACCCAAGTACATCCATGTACCTGTCATTGCCGTGAATACGATACACCACATCCATGCAAGTATTTGCATAACGAGATGACGTACTCTCAAATCTTTGATGTTAGACAATGGATTTCTTTCATGATCCATCACTAAATTCCACCAATCCATAATAAAACTTGTCATATTAACTTCCTATACTTTCGTCTCTCTTTTTTATTCAAAGGATAGACGAATATGTGTTTACCTTCACTATGGACATACTCTGCTTCACCATTCTCCAACTGCTCTTTGATCTTCTGAGCATATGGTTTCAAACGTCTTTCTCCGTTCACAGGTTGATAGTATGTCCTAATAGTCTTCTCATGATAGAGACGATTATTACCTTTAATCTTTATCGATCTACCCTTGGCTGTCATGCCTAGATGATAGAAGTTAGATGCATGGTATATAGTTCCAACGTGACCTTGCATGGTATCTGCATAACTCACTACTACTTTACAATCAGTCTCTGCCTTCAACCACTTAATAGTTTTCGCTATAAAGTAGCTTTCAGTGTTCTTGGGAGTATCGTCAATACAGCATAGTCTCCTTAGTTCTACTACGTCTGTCTCTACTTCACCATACTTCTTCCAAACACTCGCCATACCTAAGTAGGCGTAAATCATACAACCAATCATTTCGGATCCTCTAAACAGTCCAAAACAATATCGTGTAGCCAAACCATTTGTATTCTTGGAGTAGTGCCAATTCTCTACAAATGGTGTGGCTTCCTGTATGGTTATCGGAGCTACTGTATACTCCGTGACGCTCATTATTTTACAAATTCAGTTGTGTAAGTAACACCGTCAATTTTCCAATTAATGATTGAGTAATCATACTCAGTACGCTCAATGGTACGATAATAAGTTACGTAATCGCAACGGTTCTCAGTTCGGTATCCTGTGACAACCTGTCCAGATTTTGGTTTAGCACCTTTATCGGCACCAACAAGACCACCAAAGATAGCTCCTGCGGCGGCACCTTTATCGTCACCTGTAACACCTTTACCAACAAGACCACCAAGGATCATACCAAGCAAGGCTCCACCTGCGGCATCTCCTTCTTGTGTAACATTACCATATACTGGAACGTTTACATTCACACACTCTTTCTTTGTGTATGGTTCACTGTCTTGTACAACTTTATAATAATCTTGAATAGTACCGTTAATTGGCGTTGCATTGTTTGCCTTTGCACTTGTCGCAGTAAAAGCAATTAGTATAGCGGCGGCACCAATAGCCAAGTAGCCTAATTTATCATCATTCATATTATTCTCCTTAATCATTAATCTTGCCTACCCATACGTTCAGTTGCACCAAGGCTCCATCACGGTTTGTAATCATATAATCAAGTTTCGCTTCAGAAAGAGCTTTTTTAAGTTTTAGTAATTGCTCTGGATCTGCTTCGTAGTCGATTAAGTGATTCGGGTATGCCATTTGATTCTCCAATTTACCCCTCATATTAGCATTTGTCTGAGGGGTTGTCAAGTGTTTATGTTGTTTTAATATCTTCTACAACATACTTTATTCTAGACGGATATTCTCCTAGGTATGTTCCTGCTTCTAGCATATCCTTTGTTATATAATGTTTATGCATGTGCTCAACGTCATCGAACACTTTAAGTAGTTTCTTAGTTAGCCTATCAAAGATAACATCTTCAAGTATTGGCTCATCGTCAACGTAGTATGCATAACATGCCATCAGATACCAAGGGATTAACATGTTGTCGTTCCTGTCGGTTACATCTGAGTACTTTTTGTATATGCTATCTAGGTTGGGGGATTGGGTGTTTTGACCAGTCATCGTGAGGGTCATCCTTCTTGTTATCGAAGGATTGGTCTGAATCGGTCATAGTTAATGATCCTTCTTTAGTCGCTTTATTATTTATATAATAACAAACGTTCTAATTGATGTCAAGGAGTAATAATAGTGACATTTTTGGGACACTGCATTTTAGCATTAGCATGCTTGTGGTGTAGCCTAAATTCTGTATCTGGAAATTCATTAAACAACTGAGGCCAAATACCTCTCCAATTGTTTGCTAATCTATTATTGTTTATATCACCACGATCTGATTCGAGATAGAAGTCTGTAGCACTTGTCATGTCAAAGTCAAAGATAGAGTTAAATCCAAACATGTTACATACTTTTGGTTTCCATCTACTCACACCATAGTGAGTTGCTACATGTCCACAATTAAAATCTGTGGCATTACGTGCATATGGTGGTACTTCTAGATAGAAGCCTCGTATCTGTGAGGCATGCTTCATGTAAAAGCTAGAGTTTTGTTCCATGTGGATCTTAGGTCTGTTACCAAGTATCCAATGACCAGGAACTGTTACACTTCCTTCTTGGATTGCTCTCATCATCTTGAAGTCAACCATAATAGTTGCAAATACATTCTTCACTTCAAATGGTGGTAGATTACACGTTAGGCGAATGCCCTTTTGATCTTCCTTGAAATATCCAGCGGACTGACCATTACCAATAACATTAACAATATCTTCAGACATTCATCATCTCTTTAATTACTTCTTTACCCTTACCACCTGTCCAGTGCACAACCTTAGCACTCTCATATCCTGGGTACTCATCTTGTATATCTAGGCGTAGAAAATTGTACATAGGTGGCAATGTATTCATGTGAGTAATCTCTCTAATAGGATCCCCACCTAACATCCAGTTCAATACTTCCTGATCACCAACTTCTTTTGTCAAGCCATCTTGAATGTATCTAGCCCATTCGGATAGTACTGGTGGAACACCTTCAAAGCCCACAACACCACTATTATACCAAGTTCCACGATTAGAACGGCGTGTAGTCCAAGGACGATCAATAGCCATAGTAAGTTTATTGGGTGTGATGTGATTAAAGATCCCATCTAGATTGCCCTTGATGTGGCAGTCGGTATCAATCCAAACAACCTGATCTGCAATCTGAGACGCATCTATCATCGCTGCAGGTTTCTTAAACCAACCTTCCAAATCCTCTCTGAATGTATCGAACTCATATACAGCCAATTGTGCATCTTGATTGTGTAGAGTAAAGTTCTCTTCGAACCAAGGTAGCATCCAGTCTGTATTCTTATCACAACCTGTTATATAAAGTTTATTGAATTGTTTACTAGATAATCCCATAGTCTTCTCCGTTTCCATAATTATGTTTGGCTAAACAACCTGTCTCATTCTGAATAGTTGTAAAACTATCTTCACAATCTACAGGCCATGGGTAGTACTCTTCAATCCATGGAAATAATCTATTGTTAAGATAAACGTCTGTTGGTTGTGCATTGAATACTGTCTCGGCAATGATAGCTTCAGCACCCTTGGGTGTAATAGCATACGCATGTGCTCCGGGTAAGTATTGTTTTGAAACCAATTTACCAAGACCTAGGTTAGGTATGAGGTATTTACCATAGCTTGGTTTTCCAATGTTCACAAGTCCGTTGAATGGCATCTTAGGAATGGGTGCTTTAACAACAGCATCGTGTTCGAATATGATAATAGATTCGTCTAGCTCAATACACTTCTTCCATAAAAGAAAATGTGATAGGAATGCGGATACACATCTATCATATCTAGAGTATTTCTCTAAGAAGTTCTTTACAGGAACTCCGTGGTAATGTGCCAAAGAAAACACTTCAGTTGTTTCTGGTGTTATAGCATCAAATGCTTCTATACTATCATCATTATGCTTTTTAAATGATTTGATGCAACGATCAGACATCTCCACACTCTGTGGATTATCTTTTATTGTGATAACAAATGCTCTCATAACGTAGTCGTACTCCTAGTACGTTGAATTGTAGTGTAATACTTCTTAGTCACACCTATATGCTTTATCATCTGTCTACACATTATAGCATCATTAGGCCACAGACCATACTGATAGGATGCTCTCAGCAAATCATCAGCCCCATCTGGTGTTAGTATATATGCACTGTTTCCAGCGATACCTTGAGGCACACCCCAACCATCTATATGGGGAACTGGTTGTATAACTTCTTTTCTGTTCTGTATTATATCATGGAATTGTTGTGACTTACGTGTTGCTCCTAGTGGAGAATTAATACCTATGATATTAAATCCCTTGTTTAGGTAGGTCTTAACGTTAATCTTGTCTGTAAATATTGCATCATGCTCTAGTATAAGCATAGGCGATTTGTTTCTAGAACATCTATCCCATAATCTAAAATGACTCATTGAACATGCCACACGAGCATGTCGGTTAGCCGTTTGATATGCCACCTTCCTAAGTCCAGAGGCCATGTCATGGATCTCACCATCCCAAGGCCAATTCCATGTAAGCTTGTATGCCTTAACCCACTCTTCAACATCTTCTGGTGTGGTAGCTTCAAAGGTCTTTACTCTAAATTTATTATCCAACTTAGCTGAAGATGCAATACAGTTAGCGGCGGCAGTTTCACTTAATTCATTACCCTTTATGGTAATAACAAGGGCTTCCATTATAAAATACCCCTTTCCACTAATGCTCTATAGTTTTTGATCTTCTCTTGCTTAGGTCCTGTGGGTGTAATCTTTGTACGCACATGGATCATTCCAGCGTATTGTGGATATTCTAGATAGTTGTCATAGCACCACTTTGGATGTAAGAACTGATCATCGGATATCTTAACACCTGTTCTAAAAGCAAGTGTATGAAAGATGCCTTCGTCTTCCCACTGATATGGTTGATTGTACGCATTCATCCAATTCTCATTACCACCTAATCCAGATCTCAGCTTTTGACGTAATGCTCTATCCATCTTGTAGATAGCACCACCCCAATAAGGAGCTTCCATGGATCCTTGGAAAGAGTGTTGTCTCACCAACTTGGCATGTAAATTCTGTTGAATAGGATTGTATAAACCAACACCCACTTCATCAAATATGTTCTTATTCATATTCTTTGGTACAAACATGTCAATGTCTAACATTAGAACATCATCATAATCATCATACTGTTCGTCGATCATGAACACCTTCTGACAAGGTGCTGTTAGATGATCACGGAATGGCATGCCTTTGACAAGTTGATAGTCTGCACCAACATCTTTTGCATAATTTTGAATGTTTGTCATAGATAGAAGATCTAGTTCACGTAGCTCTCCATCGAAGTGTTGTAATATTATATTAGGCATTCTTCTGTAACACCGTAAAGCCAACATTAACAACTCCACGTTCAATGATGCTCCACTCGGAGTTCTTTTGGCAGAACCTCTCAAGACAAGCTTGTAGTTCTGGAACTGTGTTTGTGTCGTGTGCTACAATATACTTCCTAGCAAGAGGAGCATGTAGGTCTAATTCTTTTGTCATATGGTAGGCTTTGTGAATACTATCGATCAACAGCATATCTACTTGTCTACCCACAGCACCCAAACCTGCACTATCAACTTCTTTAATAACTAACTGAATGCCATTCTCTCGTGCATAGTGTTCTGCATGGGGTTGACAGAATTTGCGATAACGATGCATATCAATATCAACACCTTCTACATAATCAAAACCACTGAGAAGTGCATTGGCTAATGTGCCACCTTGGTGTGTTCCTAGTTCTCTATAACTGTCACAATCTTTAGCATAGAACTTGATAGCATCATGTTGACCACAATAATCATCTCCATGTTCTCCCTCTTGACCACTACGGATCTCATCATAAAATTCTACCAAATTCTTTACATGGCCTAGTTCAACATTAATCATATTAGTTCCTTTTTCGTCATAGCTTCCATTCTTCCACAGGTTTATCAGCAATCTTCTGCATCTTCCATATAGGAAAGTCTCCTTTACCTCTTATTTGTACGTGAACAAACTTAGTATCTTTTGTTCTTAAATCAAGTACAGGTCTTGGATCTTGTGTTTGTGGCACATAGCTTACTGAACTATTCCACTTATAGTCTAACAATCCCCAATTGACACCACACATCATTATATTTAAGTAGTTCTGATCAAGTGTATAGAATTTAGGAAATCTATTGGCTCCACTTATGTAAAGTGCAACAGACAGAGGAAAGTCACCAACAAGGTCACGAAACTTCTTTCGTCCCTCTTTGGAGTACAAGACAACGCCAGAATTAAATACTCTTACCCTACCACTTTCAGTTCTTGGCACAGTCACCCCATATGTCTGTTTAGCCCATTCTGCCCACTCATCATCTCTAGCACCAGTAATACCACCAACATTATATTTGGCTCTTGCTTCTGGTTGGTTCCATTCTTCGGCAAGCAATAGATCGTGATCATCCATCTCATCAAAGATGTTATCAGTAAGGCCATCAATAGGAATGATATCACAATCTGCAAATAGGATATTGTCATACTTATTAAACTCAGGATCAATCACTGGACGAAATGCGCCATAGTATGGAGATAGTGTGGTGTGTATCCAATTTGGATTGTTATCAAAAATGTACTCAGCACCAATTCTTTCAGCATAGGCTTTCATGAGTTTAACCCCTGCCCATATGCCAGTAGTTACATTCCCTTGATAGTATTGATATATTAGATTAGACAATTTGCTTTAGCTCCTCTACATTCTCACCTCTGTTAGGAAGCTTATCCTTAAGGAAGAAGTGGATAAAATGTGCTTCTTTCAAATAGTCATTAGGAATTGCAGTATACAATGCATTGAACTTATAGTCAAGATGTTTTACACTGATCTTATTCATGTTAATAAATGTGTTAAGCAGTGTCTGATCTGTTGACCACTTCCACGTACCCTTACCATCAACGAATGCTTTAAACATAGGTTGGGTGATCCACTCTTTGGGTGACATACCATTTAATTGTTTTGAGAACGATTTATTCATGACCATCATGCCCATATTCATAAACGCACCACCATTAGGATGATCGAAGTCGAAGTCCATACCTGACTGACCGTCAAGAGAACTATACTGCATTCTAGAATAGTTACGGATCTTATTAGCGTATTCGGGAGTGACTGGCATCTCACGTTCATAGACACCTGCGAAGTCGTTATCACCTATCTCATCAAATACATTGGGAGAGTTCTCACGAATGTAGATGTCACTGTCAATGATAGCTATCTGATCATACTCAGGGAAATACTCAAAGGCATTCTCTTTCTCAAAGATAGGAAGGTATCCTAAACGAGAAGCACCCTCACTACGATTAGTAGTAAAGGGATCTGGTTTGATAAACAGTTTGGGCATTGTCTGTAAGATATAATCGGCATTAATGCTTTCTGCATATGCCTTTACACTTTCAGTACACCAATCGTATAAGTTAGATCTTGCCCCAACATACACTTGATAGATTAATCTTTTCATAACAAACTTTCATAATTACTTCTTGGCGGCGGCGTTAGACTTGATAGCGGCGGCACCAAAGAATGCCGCAATTATTCCTGCAACCGCAATGAAATATACGCCCGCCATATCTCCTAGGATTTTAGCGGCACTGTCTACTCCAAACACAACGGCTAGGATAACTGCAAACGGATATCCAAGCATTCCCACAAGACAAAACCAAGCCATTTGTCGTTGGGCATCTTCTTTTTTATCTTCGTTTTCGAGACGAATCATTCTCTCTTGACGAGCTATTTCTGCGTCTGTGATAACACCATCGTTATTACTGTCTGCCTTATTAAGGTCAGAGTCTGCGCATAGTACCTTTGGTGTCACCCCGAACGAATTTGGTTTCTGTTCCATTGATTTCTCCTATAATAGCTTTAGCCAATACACATGCCTTAGACGGTCTAGTACATTGCTTTACAAAAGCTCTTAAACTATCTATATCACTTTTACATGACTTATTAGACTTACGCATAACTTCATCAAATTCAGTACGTAGGTTTAAGATGGAGAAGATATTCATTTTCCTAGTTTCCAATCAGTCCAGTTGTTTAAACAGTAGAATGAACCAAGCATCCATACAAGGTTCATCTTCCCATTCCGTTTACGTTCCCATTGTTTAATTGAGAGTGTTTTTCTTTTTGTCATTCCAGTAGAGATCAATTGTCTCAAGTAACTTGGGGACCCAAGTATCACGGTGTTCTTTATATACGACAGGTTCATGTCCATCTACATCCATTATTGTTACAAGGTTTGTGATAGGCATTCCAGTTCTTTCTTCCCACATAATTGCATATGCGGCTTCTTGTGCAAAATAACTTGTTACCCATTCACGTTTCTTCGGTCTTTTACTCGTTTTAAAATCAATTATACTAGGCACACCATCAAAGTATCCAACGCAGTCAACTCTACCTGCCACACCAAGATGTTTGGAGTAGAGTGGAGCTTCTTGAATAAAGATGTCGCCAATACGCTCATCTAAGATGGGCATAAGGTTCATCCAACTTTGTATTACATCTAATGTATATTTAGTTGGATCTATGTTTTCATTATCTAAATACTTTTCAACAATGTCGTGAACTGCCGTACCTCTTGTAGAAGCACGATGTGAAACCCTATTAGCTTCCTCTTCACCTACTTTTTTTCGCCATTTTGCGATTGAGTCCCGACTGAGTATTGATAGCACAGTGGTGATACTAGGATATCTATTACCTTCTGGACATACATACGTTCTACCAGTTGATGCGGTTTCAGCAAGTAAATCTTCATACCCTAAGTCCAGTGGAGTGTGATTGAACTTCCTCATTCTTTATATCTTTCACTTTCTTCTCAATAGGTTTAATACGGAAATCTTTATTGATTGCTTTCGTCTTATTCCTATTCATCTTCTTGTTTCTTGGATCGTACCTAGCAAATTTAGCCATTACCTTATTCCATTCATTTCCTTAGTCATTATATAGTCTCGTACAATACCTGATCGTACAATGTCTTTCCAATCAAAATTTACAGTCGTGAAGTCTCTCATCTGCTCAAGAATATTCAAAAAAGGTGGCAGTCCATTCTTCTCGTCTTCAAAGCGGAAATCCGACTGATGGAAATCTCCGCAGAAGATAATCTTACAGTTGTTGCCAATACGAGTGATAACCGAATCCAACTCGTGAAAGGTCAAGTTCTGCATTTCGTCAACGACAATAATCGTGTCATTTAATGTAATACCACGAATGAATGACGTACTTTCAAACGCTATGCTGTTAGAAGCCTGTAGCTTCATCCATGCCTGATTGTCTTGGAACAACTCAGTTAGGATACCCATATAGGGTGATGCATACGCTTGTTTCTTTTCGTCTTCATTTCCTGGCAAAAACCCAATGTCCCTTGTTGGAACAATAGATCTTATAACTGTTAGTTTATCATATTCTGTCTCTTTGTCAAGAACTTCTTCAAGTCCTAAAGAGATAGCAAGAAAAGTCTTACCTGTTCCTGCTGATCCTGATAAAACAAGATTGTCTCCTTCTTCCCATGCTTCACATGCTAGTGCTTGATTGTCGGTAATAGGTTCAAATTCTGACATGTTATCCAAACGTAGGATCATGCTCTTGGTAGTCTGCTTCCGACTCATGTTTTAATTTTACTTTCTCGTCCCGCATGTTTATGCATATTGTTTAGATGATCTTTCCAACCATCTGATGTTCTAGACAACGTACCACCTGTTTGTGCAACAATCTTGGGTGTTGATAAAGCTTGAACTAAGTTGGGGTTTTCTTCGAGATAGTCTTGTAGAGCACCAAATGACATTACGGTATCCCACTCTTCACCGCTATGCTTGTCTCTTATTGTATATACTGGCATGATCCATCCATTATCTGTTATGCTCTTATATAGCTACGTTATATCTAAACCAATCTGGAACGATAGAGTTAGTCCAAGTCATAGAGAAACGCTCTTGCTTGGTTTGATAGAACTTACGGTATGAACCGATAGGATCTGAATGGTCAATACATTCTGGTGATGCACCCATAGCAAGTCTAAAAGGTGTGCGCTCATTACTGTAGTTAGTCATTACAGGTGGGCGGCGTAGTATATCACGCAGTTTAGTATCTGTCATGTGCACCTTACCATAACGTTTGGTATACTCATCGCATAGAGCAATGAAGTGTTTGTAATGCCAATTGTAATTAGAATTAGTTTCCATAGTCCATACAGTACATGGGTGACCAGTATGCACAGCTTTGTATAGTGCTTTTTCCATAATAGGATCTGATAGCTCCCAATACTTAGACATAGTCTTGCCTGATTGTGATGGACGTTTTGTTAGTTTACCGTCTAACATACGGTGTGCAGTAGATAGCATTTGACCACTTTCTAGGATCATTTTAACTACATGTTTATCGCACTGCATCTGTGCTGATTTGACAGGACACTTATCTAATATAAAGATATTCATAATACTCTCCACCTTTGCTAACAATGTTATCTTATTATACACACAATCAGCAAAGGTGTCAAGCGATTCCTTTAGATTAATTTAACTTATTTTGCTCCGACACTACATCCGCTATGTGCTGATCAATGAACTCTTTCTTTAACATAATCTTATGGACTAAGTCGCTTCTACCCTTTTTAGCCAGTTTCTTTGAATATGTTGTTAGTTCACGTGAGTCTCTTTTGAGACGCTCAATTTGTGCTGATATCATATTAGTTAGTTTTCCTTAAAGTAAAAAAGGCCAACCCATTAATGGGATGACCTCGGTTAGTTGGTTACAGTTTTTGGTTATTCATTAGCCAGAGGCATCCTTGAGTAATCCTGGGAAGGATTCATAAACAACTTTTCGGGTCAAACCCTTCATCCGTTTCTTATTGATCATATCAATCACCAAGAGCGCATCTTTGGGATGTATGGCTTCTAAGATTTCAACAAACAAGTTCTCTCTTCGAATAGGCGGCAAGTTGTCACCGGGTCCACCTTTTACAAAGTTGACAAACTTCTTATGTTGTTTTGCTAGGGATGATGGTGCGGAACCTTCTACGTTAGGCGTATATGGTGGAGCACCTTTTGGTAAATTCCACTTTACTGTCTCGTCCATGGTTCCACGAATAATGTCCTTTAAAGGCCATGATTCATTCTTTTTAAGAATCTTAATTCGATCCTCTTTTGTCTCTGCATTTAGAACGTCTTGCAGAACTTCATAAACTAGTGTCATGTTAAATAAACTCTCCTACACTTTCAATTAATAATCTACATCGATTAGTCAAGAGATAATTAAGAACCTTAGTATTATTAGCTGAAGGGTCTTGACTATCGTAGTTATTTATAATATCTTGTTTTACACTTTCTGGACACTCTTTGAGGTCTATCAGCTTACGATTACGATGTATGTTACGTAGGACTTCGTCTCCTAGTGCAGATGGATCTTCCATAAGCATTGCTTTCTTTTTAGCAGTTAAGGTATTCTGTCTACGTTCATCAACAAACACATTATCGTCACTCAGTACATTAGGAACACCATCAGAAGCATCACCTTTAAGGATATGATCTTCTAAAAAGAAACGTGGGTTTGGCTCTACTATCATCTTTTTTGTGACAGGAGAATACTGTTGCACATTCTTCAGTGTTTGTAGTTGAGCAAAGTCTTTATCACCAGATATAATCATCACTGGCTCATAGCAACCAAACTCTTGTGTGTTGTAACAAATTTGCGCAATAGAATCATCGGCCTCACAACCTTCTTGATGTACGACTCGATATGGAAAGTTATCACGGATCTCATCACGAATAAGATTGATACAACGAAACACTTCATTCCAATCAATACTACCTTCGTCACGTGACTTCCTACGCTTATGTTTGTATTGTGGAAAGATATCTTTGCGGAAGTTTCCTGTACCATCAGCAACAATACATACCTCACCAAACTCTTTAAAGTATTTGGCACGATACATACGGATCTGGTTAAGAATCATATGCCGTAAAGCATCTTCAGTTGGATCTACCTTTGACGATAGAAACGTACTTACCGCAATAGCATTGTAATCAATTAATATCATATGAACTCTTCCATTCCAACATCACGATTATCGATGATAAAGCTTTCTAGTAGATTACTACTATTTGCTTCAGTAACCCATTTCATTGCTTCTTTATTCGATGTAAAGTAAGCTTCTTTGGATACACCATTAAATAGCATGTATTTTGCAACAAACATTTTCTGTTTTACCATTCTTTATAATCTCCACATTCTTCATTATATTCAAATCCCATACAGTATGCATGAGTCTCATCGGCAGTCAGCCCATTATCTTTATCGATACGTGGTAGGTTGTGAGTTCCGTTAGGATACTTGTGAGGACTATAACCCCTACGATAATAAGAATCCATAATGCCCCTGTCAAAAGGTCCTCCATGAATACCGTCAAACTCTTGACCTTTATATGTTATGATATCATCCATTCGAATCACTCCTATTTGTTATCATAACTAATATAGCATATGACAAATAGTGTGTCAAGTGTTAATCGTAACCTTTCATTACAACCTTTCGCATTTGACGTTCTTCCCAAGCTTCTTCGAAACCTTCTAATCTATAACAGTATTCGTGGTTTCCCCACATACGTAACAGGTAGCTATCATAGATCCTTTGGATTTCGTCTAAGTCATATACCTCTGGTATCAGATGACCTTTGACTGCCCAATGCAGTTCGTTAGCTCTTTTAACGTCTACCATTGATCATTTCCGGGGCTAAATGGGAAACGTGCTTTGAGTGGCACTTTAACCCTATGAATTCATTATAATAATTCGGGTCAAAAAGGACGTTTTTATCAAATTGTTCTTTAGCTTCCATATAAGACATTTCCCCCTTACTTGTACATAAACGCACGATAGAACGGCTAAAACGTTCTGCAACGTCTTCTGTCAGTATTTGTTTGATTGCTTCGTTGGATCCGTAGTATTCCATCCAATCGGATTCTTTTACTACGATACGTTTTCTAGTCTTTCCCTTGAGTGGGGCTAGTCGGCGTTTAGACCAAAAGGTCTTCTTACCGATATACTTCATACCGTTAGCGGTATCAGTAATTTCATACACAAAACCCACCCATTGGGATAACTCCTCGTGGGTGGGCTTAAATTCTTTATTTTCATATAACCACATAGATCACCTCATATTACAGTGCTATTTAGTAGTCATCTTCCTCGTCATATCCGTCTTCTTCAATAATAACTGGATGTCCACACATGGGACAGTGGTTGGGGTCTTCGCCTGATATTACTTCCACTAGTGTCTCTTCGCCACATATCGGACATTCAATCTTAGTTGCTCTTGCCATTGTGTTCCTTCTTATGCCTCACATGCCGCACAGTTCATGATGTCTCTTACCAGTTCTTGTGCTGGATTAGCAGACCTCTGATAATAAAACGTCTTAACACCTAATTTCCAACCCTCAATAATCAATGCATTCACATCTTTAGCGGATACATCGGGGTGAATCATAATGTTTAAACTTTGTGCTTGATCTATATATTTCTGCCTTGCACCTGCCTGTTGGACAATTACTAGTGGTGTGATTTCACTGAACGTCTTAAATACACTCTTTTCGTTATCAGAAAGAAAGTCTAGGTGCTGAACAGATCCGCCATGCTTTAGGATAGACATCCATACTTCTTTATGATCTACAGGGTATTCGTTAATCACTGCATCAAGATACGGATTACGATATGTAAACTTACCTTTGGCAAGATCTTTAGTGAAGTAGTTAGATGCTAACGGTTCAATAGATGGCGATACTTGACCTAAGATGAAAGAAGAACTTGTTGTCGGAGCAATTGCACAAGTTGTGAGATTGCGCATACCATAACCAAGCATACCTTCTGGTTCGCCATATTCGATAGCCAACTCTTTAGATGCGGCATGGGAACGATCTTCAATAAACTTAGAAATCTCTACGGTGAGCATATGTGCTTCAAATGACTCAAATGGGATCATTCTAGATTGTAGATATGAATGCCAACCAAGTTGACCAAGACCTAATGCTCTCCAACGTCTAGCAAAATTGTTTGATGCTTCCATAAACTTGATACCATCAGTCTTTTCGATGTACTCTTCCATAACTGCATCAAGGAACCAGATCATAACTTCAACAGCATCTGTTTCTTTCCACTCGTCATACTTGAGCAAATTCATAGAAGCTAGGTTACATACAAATGATTCATCTTCTGATGATGGTAGTGCAATCTCTGAACATAGGTTAGATGCCCAAATAGGGATATTCTGATCACGTAGTGCTTTAGGACGTGCATTGTTTACTGTGTCTTTAAAGAACAAGTAAGGGTATCCACTTTCACGGCGTTTACGTAAGATCCTTGCCCAAATGGTACGTTTGTCAGCATCTCCATCAATCATAGACTGCATCCACTCATCACCAATCGTAACACCAAGGCTTAGATTGATAATAGAAGAACCCTCTTCACGACACTCAAGGAACTCCATGATGTCTGGACTTTCAATGTCAAGATATGCCGCAAAGGATCCTCTACGAACATTACCCTGTGCAACCACATCTACAGTAGTTTCAGTTAAGTTCATAAAGTGTACAGGACCATCTGCCGTACCACCTGATTTGATAGGTGTGCCACGTGAACGTAATGCACCAAAGTAACCCGAAGTTCCTGCACCCATCTTTGTTTGCATTCCAACTTCAGCAACCTTACCTAAGATGCTTTCCATGTCATCATCAATGAACACACCATTACATGAGATAGGTAATCCCTTTTGTGTTCCGTAGTTAGCCCATACAGGACTTGATAGTGAATAGAAACCACGACTCATATAGTCATAGAACTTATCACTCCAACCTGTATCTTCAATGCCAAGAGACTTCTCTGCCGCTTGTGCAATGTTACGTACTCTTTCTTCAACGGTCATGTTACCGTCAATGTATCCACGAGACAGGAATGTCCGTGAATCTTCGTTAGCCCATTCAAAGCCCATTATCTACTCCTCAAAATAAGTCATCGGCGGAAATGCCTTTACCTTTTGCATACTCAACAGGACGTTTCTGGAAGAAGTCTGTCATGTTTGCACCATACAGTTCTTCATCAAACCAAAAAGTCTCTTCAATGTGTCCTTCATCATATACGATTTCAGAACTATCTATGCCAATAGAATCCATGCTGTCTGCCATGCGTTTTGCAATGAAAGACTTTAGGATATCAGCACTTAGTCCGGGTGCAGAGTGTCCGTCCATAATCCAATCAATTACTTTGCTTTCTGCACGTAGAGATTCTACACACTCTTCTTTGATACGCTGTTCCATTTCATCATCAAACAATTCTGGATACTCTTCACGCAATGTTTGAATCAGCTTGATACCCACTTGAGCATGTAGCATCTCTTCATTACGTGTATATTGTACTTGTTGTGCACAGTCCTTCATCACTGCCTTATTACGATTCATGTGCATAATGATATAGAACTGCGAGAACAGACTAACATTTTCTACAAACAATGTAAAGAGGGCAATTGAATAAATGTATTGTTTACGTGCATCTTTGTAAACTTTCTTATTGTACTTACGAAGATAATCCACACGACCTTTAATAACGTCAACGTTTAGGTTCTCCTCAAATACATGAGTAAGATGCAATACGTCTAGGATCTTTTCATATGCCATATTGTGAATGACTTCTGAGTTAGCCATAGCGTAACCAAGATCTTTGATTGATGGGTGTGGTAAGTTATTGCCTACATCTGCCCAAAAGGATTTAACTGCGATTTCGATCTGACCAATTGCAGACATTGTTTTAACAACAACTTGCTGTTCTGCGGGAGTTAAATCATTTTTAAATTGTGAATAGTCTGAGCGGAAATTGAATTCTTCGGGTGTCCAAAAGCCTTTCCATATCGCCTCAATGAACTGTTTAGTCCATGGATAGAGATCTGGCTTTCTTGAAATTTGTTCTTCGAACAGCATGTAGGGGATTCTCCATAGAAAATGGGATGAGAGGATACTCATCCCAATTGGTAGTATTATATAGCATTATTGAGTCTTTGTAAATAGCTAAATGTAGTAAATAATCAAATTAATTCACTACATGTGACACTATTCCTCAGTTGGCTCTTCCTTTGGATCTAGAGCTTCCTCATAGTATCCAACAATAGCCTGAGTGTCTTTGATGTATCGGCGTAGGTCACCAATGCCTAGTGCTAGGTTCTCATATCCTTTAGGTGTAATAGCAAAGAAGACTGGTTGTCCAGTATCGTCTTGAACTCTCTGTAGGAATTCGTCAACGTTATCTCCATTAACCACATACCAATCTACAGGTGGCATAGCCACACCTTTAGGTCTGGCTTGGATAGGCACAGATTGTTGCACAAATTCTGTTTGCGTAATTACCTTCGGTTCTACGTTACTGCCCAGACACCCCATCAGCATCATCGGTGTCAGTAGGAGGAGATGTTTCATCTTCAATTCTTTTAATAAGTCTAGCGACTGCATTGTCAACCCTTTCTTCCAAACCTTGTGGGTTTGTTATAGCTTCCATAGTTAAATCAATCTTCGAGAATTTACTTCTCAAAGCATCCAAGTGTACTTGTGAGTTCTGTAGTGCTTTAGTTAGGTTTGCATTTAATGCTTCATTACGTTCTGCATTCTCTGTCATCTCTTTGATGGTGTTAGCCTGTGTAACTGTAACAGCTTCTAACTTCACATTGTTCTCACGAAGTGTGTTCATAGTCTCTTGAGACCATAAGTAATATCTGTATCCACCATATCCACTGGATCCTAAGATAGATACTAGGATTATGAATAGGTATACTTTAGCCATTCTTCCAACCCTCTTGAAACTTTCTAAATCTCTTTAACAACACTGGTTGTTTCTTTTTAGAATGTCTTTTATCTGTTACACTAATCTCTTTAGGTTTAGGTACTGCATTGGGTGCCATATCAACACCGCCATGTGCCACTGAGTTAGTAGGTGCATCTTCTTTAATCATCTGATTAATTCTCCTGCCGTGATGTAGATCTCTTTACCTGTTCTCATATGAGTTACCTCATAAATGTCCAATCCTAGGACATCTCCGATAGGGAAAGAGTCTTCTTTAATTCTTACCTGATCTCTTTTGGTAACAACTTCTTCACATGTATCATTAATTACTTTGTCACCATTTACCCTGTACACGCCAGGGGATAATTGTTTATTCTCTAATACAAACCACTCACTATCTTCTGCCATAAAGTCTAGTGTATCTATACCACTCTCCTTTAAGATCTTTTCGAAGTTAGATACTCCATACTTCTCTTTAAGAAGATATAGTGCGGCGGCATACGAACCAAATCGTTTTCCTGGTATTAGTTTCTTAATATTAAATACGAGCTTATGGAATGCATTGTGTGCACTCTTTTCTTCTGGTGTAGAAGCTTTCTTTAGAACCTTACCTTTATCATCAATAAGACCCATCTCATACGCAGTCGTGTTCTCAAAAGGCGTTGTTAAAAGCCTGAGAAAACGCAATGTATAGACTAGGTCTCCTGCTCTTGATAGTATGCCCATTTATATATTCCTTAACCTTTCGACCACTATAGGATCCATAGGCACATTAGTGATTTCTTCATTCGTAATGTACCGTAGAAAAACCAAGAAGGGTTTAATGACACACATTTGGTCATCTGTCAATTTGATCCTCAACATAGCCACACCTGGCTGTACACCGAACACATTATGAATAACAATCAGATGATTGAGTATTAGGCGGTCAGCCAGATATCCTGTTTCAGTAAATCTGTTCACCAACCGCTTAACGTATTTCAGTCTCTTTAAGTCTTCTATAAACTCTTCATGATCCGATCCAAGTGGATTGTAATAATGCTTGGCGGCATATAGTGGGATGTTATCCTCAGTTAATTGTATTTCCATAGACTACTTCACTTTGATTATGATTTCAGTACTTTCTTAACTGTATCTATCAAAGTTTTTTTACCCTTCCTACGGTCAAGTTCGATACCATTTTGACGACCTAATGCCTCAAGTTGTACCTTAGTCATGTCTTCCAAATTACCCGGAACAGGTGCTTCGTTTAACATAGCTGGTTCTTCGATTGTAGGAACTTCCACGATTACTTCTGGTTCACCATTAATATGATTCATATATTCATCTACCTGTTCTTGAGTGAAGCGCATAGGCTTCAAGATCTCTCTACGTGCGTGATGTTTCCATCCACGAACAGTTGGAATAGCCTTTGAGCACCACTGTGGGGGTTTAATCATTTACATTTTTCCTTCTGGCTTATCAGCCTTCAAGTCACCTTGCTTATTGTCTCCAGGGCGAAGTGCGGCTGGTTTAGTTGGGTTATCGATAGCTTGTTTATTCTTTTTGATTGCTACTGCGATATCAGCTACATCTGACTGTTTGTCTGCAACTCCCATCTTTTCGTGGTCATCAACAAACTTCTTCTCTTCACCAGATTGATTATCTTCTGGATCCATAGCTTTGACAGCATTCTTAGTCTGGTCAGCACGTGCCTTTTCCATGATACGGTTGTAAACAACCCATTTCTTATTTTCTTTAGTTTCGACTTTAGTATCAGCTTTAGGATTCATAACTGCTTTCTCCGATCCACCCTTTTTAACATCAGGGTTCTTTGGACAATCCTTTGCGTGGTTCTCTGTTGATCCATCGCACTCAGAACAAGGAGTAGTTTCGTCTTTTTCTTCCTTAGCCATATCTTTACTAATAGCTTTACGGCGTTTATGAAGGTACTCATCAGACGAGTCAGTGTCACCATCGTTATCGATATCTTTATCTTTACGATCTTTGAACTTCTTCTTAGCGGCTTTAGGATCTGCTTTATCCAGACCTTCACCATCATCAGACTTGTCGTTAGAAGCATCTTCTTCTACTTCTTCCTTCTTGTCCCAAGGTGCCTTCTTAAGAGACACTTTGTCCTTTGATTTAGCATCTTTAGCGGCTTTCGCCAATGCTCTTTGTTTTGCATTTGCTTCTTGGACTTCTGCGTATGCATCGCCCAACTTTGTCATTACATCTTTATCCATGTGATTTTCCTTTACATCCACAATTGGGCGGCGATTGATCCCGAAATAGCAACAATTGCTATCCAGAATAGTTTATTAATAGTTTGTACAGTACGAGCATTATCATCGCACATCTTTTCAATTACATCAAGCTTCTCTGAGAACTTGTTCATACGATCCCATGAACGTTCTCTATATTCGTTGTAAGCGTCCATTTTCTCTTCAAAACGAGCCAATGACACTAAGACATCGCTCATCTTATCCATCTTTGTTTCGATCCGATCTAAGCGTTTCTTCCAATCTATATCTGACATGATTTAACACTTCCATCTTCTGAGAGACATGGCTTTACGAGTAGGTCTGCCTTTTTCGTCTTTCATAGGACCCTTAACTCCACTCATACGAGCACAGAATGATTTTCTACGACCAGCATCTTTACTGCCGGGTTTGACTTTACCAGTAACTGCGGTCTGGAGTTTACTTCCTGGGTTCTTACGTCTATATGCCGCAACACCCTTCTTAGTCATTCCAGCACCATCTTTGGTTGCTATTTTATGGCCTTTGGCATCTTCGCCCCTTGCTTCAGCCATATACTTTTTAAAACTTATCACTTGTTCCCCCATCTGGATATATTTTAACGTAACTTGCAAATGAATATTTTGCAAGGGTCTCAGATTTAGTTATTTCCTCTTTAACAGGTTCAACAACCGATTCTATCTTTTCTACCGATTTCAACCATTGACGTGTACGTCCTGTGGCTGTCTCGACAATAACATAGTTGGCACCAAGTACTGAGATATTACCTACCTCATTGGTGTCTTTTATTATGACGGACTCTCCTACCGTGAATAGGTCTCCGTTAACAAAGGCTTCACGTTCCTCAGAAACTGATTCGAGTTCTACGTGGTGCCTAAATGATGCTTGCTCTCTAATACCCATAGCGTTACGGATATCACTGAACAGTTTCTTTGCATCAGAATTGCTTAATGGTTTAGGGAGACCTTGGGAGAAAGTTGTAAAGTCGTTTGCTTTTGCACTTGCTCTTTGCTTACTAGCAGATGCGCCTTCAGCACCGTCTGCATCTGGATCTCTTTCACCAGCCGATACGACTGTTATCTTCTTAAAGTTATAGAAACCGTGTCTAGACTTGGTTCCATTATACTTATTCAATAGTATATCAAATTCGTTTACACGATCAGATCCTACAACCATTACGATAGTTTTGAAACCATCGTTATATAATGTTGTTGCAATATCAAATACCGTCTTAACTTTATTATTAATCATAATTTGACGAGCATGCTTTGGGAACATCTTACGAGCATACTTTACCTTGTCTTTGTATGACAAAGGATTCTTATTCTTATCTTGGCTTTGTGATAGATACACCCTATAAGGATTTCTACCCGCAGTTGATGCCAGTTTCTTCAATAATTTCTCATGACCAATAGTCGGAGGATTCATTCTACCAAAGGTAAAATAAACAGCTTGTTCCTCTTCAACTAAGAACTGGCTAAATGATGCGATTGCCATAAGTAATACTACTTTCCACGTTTTCTTGCTATCTCTGCCTTACGTACATCTTTCATCATACGTTTTGCAATATTATTTATACGTGGTTTCATCTTATTTAAACGCTTCTCAATCTCTGCTTTACGTGCAGGAGTCATGTCTTTTTTAGGACCGTCCTTGGCAATCTTAAGAGCCATTTGGTTACGAGCCTGTCTTTGTGCACGTTTCTTCAGTTTATCAGTAGAAGCTATCTTATTTGCCGCTCTTCTGCGACCCATCTTCATTTTAGTCTTATTCTTACGTGCCGCTATGCCACGATCCCTACGTTGTTTAATGGATAAAACTTCATCCACATCTTCAACTTCTTCGTTAGGTTGCATTATAGCTTTTGCACGTGCAGTAGCTTGGGGCGTACCTTCTTGGTGTTTATTAGGATCGTAACAATCTTCTTGGAATTTTAGGAATGATTTCATTTCTTTACCTTATTTAACCTACTACGAAGAGCTTTAAGATCTGTTTTAACACTTTTAGTCTGTTTGTCAAGATCTTTTCTGTTAATACCCGATTTACGTAATGACTTGAGTGTCATTGCCAATTCATCAACATTATCCTCATCGAATTTGATGTTAGGATACTTCTTACGGAAGGCGGCATGATCTGCGGCGGCGGCTTTCTGACGAGCGGCGGCTTTCTGTTGGTCTGTTTTGTTTTGAGAATGAGTTTTATTCATCTTATTTGCAAAAGATGTACCCTTTACACCTTTACGATGTAATAGACCTCTGCTACGAGGACCGTTAAACTCTTGTACAGACTCCTCAACAGGATTGTCACGAAGACGTGGCTCTCTACGATTGACTGACGGATCTTCAAGACGCAAGTTCTTAGGATCGTTGTTCAGTGGATCATTATCCTTATGTCCAACATCTTTACCCTTGACATTCATCTTTTTAGCCATTAGTCTACGTGCCTTGTTACGAGAAGAACGCTTCTCGATTTGCTCAGGCTTGCCTTGGTAGTTTTCGTACTCTTTGGCGTAGTTTCGTTCTAAGAACAACTTAAAGGTTTTCATTATTTTTTACTCTTTTCAATGTCAAGAGTTTTAGGATAATTCTTATCACCGGGCTTAAGTTTTGGTTTACCAGCTTTCCTACGAGCATGCATATTATCCCACAGACCGGGCTTTTTAGCTTCGTTAGCTTTGCTCTTTTGAAATGCTTTGTATTCTTTACGTCTCGCATTATCAGCATCTCTTGCTTTAGGAGTAAGTTTGCTGTTTGCTTTACCATGAGCCATAACCTTCTTACCCATAGGTGTAAGGTTACCCTTTTTGTCATACATTTGATTAATAAGCTTCTTTTCAGCAGAAGTGAGTTCTTGCACTACTTCTTCTTTAGGAACACAATTAGGGACTTCTTTGCCCCCCTTCATTTTAGTTCCTACTTGTTTATGAGTATCCCAACATGGATCCTCAGATAAGTCTCTGAATTCTAAGTTTTCTAGAATTTTATCTCTGAATGTCATTTGTCATCTTCCTGGTTTGTCCCATCCTTTTAATGTATCGGGTGAAAAGTTGTTGTAGGAGAACTCCATACGATCAACGATTTTCACTGCATCACCGCCAAGTTTATCAATTGCTACATAACCCTCTTCACCAGTTACTTTGTAACCAGTTTTGGTCTTAACGAAGGTTTTAGTTTTACTTAGTTTATTAAGACTATTTATAAGTTTTAATTTGGCTAATACAATAAGTTTTTGCATTTCAAACATACGAATTAAAGATTGTTTGTTAGCAGGTGAGAAGAACGACAATAACTCGTTTAAAGCATCTCTACGTCTGTTCTTACCCTTTTCGGTCTTTAGCTTGTCTATTTCCTTTTGGTATTTGCCTTTGATCCAACGGATGAGACCTGCGGTATGAGTGGTTGTGTTTTTGATGATCGTCCCACTTCTGACAAACGTGTTGTTGTACTGTTCAATATGTTGTGCGAGGACTTTGTTCGATTCGAGACTCCGTAGAGTTGTTCCTGAGATGGTATTGAATAGTTTACCACACTCGCTAAGGATCTTAGTAACATTCTCAGTTTCCTTTGCAGTCATTGTCATAGATGTCATATCTCTTAACATAGCATCTTGTGACCATACGTTTCGGGATTTCTTGAAGTTGGATACATCTACTCCATAGGAAGCTCTAAGGCTTTCAAAGTCGTTACCGCTATAGGATGTGTGCCAAACGATTCCAATTTGTGCGCTTTTGATTTCTCTTGCGGCAGTACTATTAGCAGGAACAGCATAGACAATAGTGTTAGGATGAAAAGTGATGAGATCTTCACCGTTTATCTTCTCCTTTTTTGTGTCTCCAGGGCCAAACAGAAAGTCGCCTTGGATTATACCTTTAATCCCCAAAGATGGTAGATACCTCAATGCCGCCTTAAGTTTATCAGCTAGATCACCTTTAGTGTCAGCATCAACTTCGGCGGCAGTCTTATATACCTTGGGGTTCTTATTAAATATGCCTTTCTTGGCAACAAAGAATTCACCATCATTAGGGTCAGTCCCACAGAAGATCGCAGGAGCACCATCCCATTTGATAGAGACGTTACCTTTGTGAGCACCACCTAACATATCACGTAACTCACGCAATGCGTTGATAGCTTGTCGAGTACCATCAACACCACCATAGAGAACCTTATCCTCAATGTGTGTCATATGAGTATTCTTTTGCTCAGTAAGCATTGATTCATTAAAGGATAACATTAGGCACGACTATCCCAGAATGTTTTGCTTAGTTCACCTCTAGTTCTAGTTGTGTCACCAACTTTACGAACTTCAGTGTACACCTGATGAGCACCTGATCCAGAACCAAATGTTCTAACACCATTGGTTTGTTTTAACCATAGTGCACGATGAGGAGAACCCACCCCCGGATCCGAAGGTGAGTTGTTGTATTCCCATTGAGGGTTATTTGGTACTGCTACCCATGCCATGTTCTGTCCTTACTTTAGTGGATTCTTTTTACGTGTTTTAGGCTTAAGGGAATACTTACTGTCTGGCATCTTCATGATTTTCAACTCAGCTTGCACTTCATAGTACTGAGATCTAGTCGATACACGCACTTTAAATGCACCTATTCCAGATAGTAGAGGTATGTTTCCTTTTAATTTAAGAGGGTTGGTTCTACCAACCATATAGAAGTCATCACCCGCTTGCATATAGAATGCAGGTTCTGCTTTATTATTCAAGTAGTGATCTGTGATAACCTCACCAAGATTTACATTAGGCAACGATGTAAGATACCTATTAATCCCCGGTTGAGAAAAGTATTCCTTCATTACATTTAAAGGAACTGCATCCTTATCCTTCAAACCTGTTTTGGTTGTAGGGATCTTGGGGTTCTTGATACCACTGAATTCAGAGATAGCTTTGATAAACTGCTTGGCAGAGTCCGACTTGTTCATAATCTCAACTGCTTTATGAGCAGACTTCATACTATAAGTAGTTGCCCACTTTCTACCATCAAAGTAGATACGTGGATTTGCCAAGTTGTCGGTGTGATTCATCTTGACCTCAAGCCAAGACTGTTCTCCACCTTCTGATTTTATAAGAACATCAGAATACTTAGTACTGACCTTCGGACGTTCTGCCGACCAGTCTTTCATTGCATTGACATAGTCAGCAACTTCTTTTTCGTACCTATCGGATTGACGAGTTTCTAGTAATACGTCACCCTCATCCCTGATATCTAAAATCGTTTTCAAAGTAATTCTCCTTGTTGCTTCTATTTATAACATTTATTTCCTACGAATGTAGGCTTTATCACCAACTCGTTCTACAAAGAATTGATATTGCTCAAAGTTGTCATCCATCAAATCTATATTCAATGTACGAATGGTAGCTTGCAGAGAAATAAACTCTGCTTCGCTAACATCTTCGGCATATAGGTCTGGATCACGTTTGTCCATAACTAATTTCATACTCATCTCCTATGAAGCCAGTGCGTATTGCACTGCCTTCTCTGCCGCTTTGATCTTGCGGTTTTGGTTTGCACCGAACCACTGACTGTGTAATCGGTTTTCTGCGTTACGACCTTGAAG